GAGCGGGTTGCGCAGCAGGATGCTGGACAACGTGCCGAGCACGTCAGCCACATTGCCGATCGTTGATGCCAGCGCGCCAAATTGACCGCCGACGCCTGGGATGATGGTCGAGAGGAGCTGAACCGAACCGGCCGCGTCGTTCACGCCGCGGTTCAGTTTCTTCACCCTGCTCTCGGCCCAGTCGGCACGTTCGCCCATCTGCGTGAAGCCGCCGCGCAGACGCTCCAGCGCGGTCGCTCCGCGCTTGCTGAAATCCTCGACCGCAGCAGCCGACGCCTGCGCGCCCTCGACCCCGAGCGAGATTCCGATTTTAGCCTGCGCCATCGAACTTCTCTTTCTGCGCGTCGCGCACGCCCGCAGCCATCATCAGCAGCAGTTCAAGAGCGACTTCCGCCGACACGCCCAGCTCTGTCGCCGCTTGCATGCCCACAGCGACGTCAAGCCGCAGCACGCCATCCCGTCCGGACAGCGCCGCAAGCCCCGCGCCCCAGCACAGCGCCGCCTCGATCGATTGCGGCGCGTGCTCCTCGCTCGGACACTTCAGGCCGCAGACGCGGCCGGTGGTGCGGCATCCGTCGCAGTATTCGCGCCCGCGCCCAAGCTCCCAGGCAGCGCGGGCGCGGAGCCGTTTCCCTCGGCGGCGAGCCCCTCAAGCGAGAGCAGGTAGAGCGCCGTGAATGCGCGCGACACCGCGTCGATCTGCATCGCCATCGCTATGTTGCCGGCGCTCGGTTCGGCCGGCGTGCCGTCGGCATTGGCGACACCTTCCCAACCGATGACGGCGTACCGCGCCAACTCGCGCGCCAGCGCTGCGGAGAACTCTCCGTCGGCGACGTTCGGATCGGCGATGTCCGGAAGCCCGGTCACCGTCGCGCCGACGCGCACCAACTCATCCCGGGCCTTCGTCAGACGGTCCAGCTCGCGCCGCACAGCAGCGCGGGCCGTTTCCATCAACGCAGTGGTCGGCGGACGTACCTGAAATCGCACGCCGCCGCCGAGATCGAGCCAGAAGGGCTCGCGCGGGATCGCCAGCGTGATCATCAGTAGGTCGCTGCCGCAGATTGGTTCCTCAGGACGGCCACGAGCGCAGCCTGCTGGGCCGCGTTGTATGCGCCCTGGAACTGGAAGCTGGCCTCGACGCCGCCCGGCCCGGCCACGCCGGTCTTCGGCTTCGGCAGGTAGCATTCAGGAACGGTGAGCAGGAGCGACTTGGTGGCACTGATCGTGTAGCCGAGTTCGAGCGAGATCGACGCGCCGTTGAGCGCGTCGGTCATCAGCGTGGTGTCGGCGTACCGAACGCGGATCTCACCACTGACGTTCGTGATCGACGGATCGGCACCCTCGATCTTGCCGTCGCTGCGGATCGTGCGCACCGCCTCGAGGTTGTTGTTGTACGTCAGCGAAGCCGCGACGACGCCTGCGAGCGAGGTGCCGCCGCGCTTGATCGAGCCCTGGAACTGTCCGAACGGCGTGTAGGTCTGCGTAACCAGCGTGCCGGCGCTGCTGGTCGTCGGGCGCGTCTCGCCCTGGCCGATCAGGCCGATGGTCGCCCGCGCCTCGCCGCTCGGCGAAAAGTCCAGCGCCATCGAGCCGCCGCGCACGCCCACGATGAGCGGATACTCGGGTACGTCCGGCATCGAGATCTCGTACGAGTACGAGGGCAGCGTCGCCGCACCGGACTTGAACGTGTGCGTGAAGTCCGTCGCTCCGGTCGTCGTCGGGGCGCCGAACAACAGCTTGAGCCAGTGGCCGATGTTGACCAGGTCGACCGGCACCACGGCGTTGCCCTCCACGCTGATCACGTCCTTGATCGGAGCGGCCGGATCGCGGTTCGCGCCGACGCCGATCACGGTAGGCGTGATGAGCGGCTGACTGCTGCCGAGATCGAACGAGTAGAAGGGCAGCTGATTGTAGTTGCCGGTCGCAGCAGTGCCGTAGGTCGTCTCGACCTTGCCGGCGAGCTTGCTGTTTGCTCCGATTGCGCGAGCCATGGCGGGTTCCTTTCGTCAGGCAGAGATGCGGGTAACCGCGGAGAAGTCGAAGCTGTGCCAGATGCGCGCACGGTCGATCTGCGGATCGGCCTCGGCGCCCGCGTAGTTGACGGGATCGGTGTTGGCATCGGGCGACCACCCGCACAGCGCGGCGATGATCTGGGCGCGCACGTCGTGCAGCTGCTCCGCACCGTCCTGTCCGCGATCGTCTGCGGTGTTCGAGACGCACACGACGACGGCGAATCTGTCATCGACGATCTGGAGATGCTGGCTGATCAACTCGTCGGGCTGCGCGCTGTCGCCGGCCGGAATGACGAACGCGCAGGGAACAGACACATCCACCTGATCCGCGGCAGCGGCGTAGGTGGCAGCGCCAAACACGCGCCCCGAGAAGATCGGGCACTGCGCCCGCAGGCGCGGGATGATCAACGATGGCCTCATCGACCGATGACCTCGTCCAACCCGGCCTGCAGCGCGCCGGGCAACTCGGATGCGAGACGGCGCTGGTACTTGCCTTCGAGTGGCGTGAAAAGCGGACGCGGCGCAATCCCTCGGCGCTTCACTCCGAACTCGAGAAACCGCTGATAGAACGCCGTCCGCCGATCGGCAAAGACGAAGAACCTGAAGCCGGCGTCCTCACCTTTTCCGCCGCGCACGCGCGCAGCGCGCACCGAGCGCAGCAGCTGGCCCGTGCGACGCGCAGGCGGCTCGCCTGCAGCGGATGCCGTGTATTCTCGAACCCGGATCGAGACCTTTTGCACGACCTTGCGCTTGCCGGCGCGCGCCAGCTTCCACGCGGTGCGATCCGTGCCGCCGCCATAACGCCGGCCGGACCGCGGGCCACGCAGCAGAACTTTCGCCTCGGCCTTGGCCGCCTTCGCAAGTTGCGCCACCAAACGCCGCGCAGGCTCGAACGCAGCACCCTTGCGCTGCTCGAAGCGCGCCAGGTCGTTTCGGATCGCGGCCAGAAACCTCACGGCTGCAACTCCTCGGCCAGCACCTCGAGCCATTGGTGCCCATCGTCCGGATCGCCGACCGAGAGCACGCGGAACCGTCGTGTCCCGCTGAGCAGGTAGCGCCACAGCGTGAAGTCGTCGCGGTAGCGCATCGTGATCCGATGCGTGGCAACTTCCTCGGTCTGCTTGCCCGCCACGTACCTGCCGCCGCGCAGCTGCTCCAGAGCGCACCACGCCTTGCCCAACGTGGTGTAGGCCTCGGCCATGCCGGTGCCGGCCGCGCCGCCCGTGGCGGTCTGCGCCTTCGACTGCAGCGCCACGCGCGTGTTGAGCTGGCCCGCGCTCGGGCCGCTGTATCGCCTCAGAGCCACGAGACCACCCACGGAGACAGGAGCCGCTGAAGCGTGCGGTTCTCCGACAGCAGCGCGTCGGACTGCGCCTCGCGGTTCTCGTAGAGATCGCCGATCAGCAGCAGCACCGCGGCGCGCAGGGAGGCCGGCACAGCGTCGGGCGTCGCGTAGCCGAGTGCCGCGCGGATCGTCACCGCGTTCACCTGCTCGCGCGTCGTGGGCCAGGACTTGTCGTAGGCGAGCGTGACGAAGCCAGCGGGCTCGGGTTGCGCGGTGGGCGCGATCACCAAGTACTCGGTCGGCGCGAGCGTCTGCGTCGCACCATCCGCGTCCACGTAGGTGATCGACGTAACCGATGCCAGCGGCGCACCGAGGCGCATCGGATCGGTGAAGCCCGGCAGGATCACGTCGCGTTCCTGGCGCATCAGCACGCGCCCGGTGAACGTCTCGACCATCTGCCGCGCGGTCGTGATGAGCCCGGAGATCAGCGCGTTTTCGTCTTCGCTGTCCACGCGCAGGTGAGCCTTGGCCTGCGCGAGATCCAGCGGCTCCTGCAGCGGTCCGGTGGTCACAAGGTTGACGATCATCACGAGCGCTCCCGCACGATGAGGTAGCCTTCCAGCTCGACGCGCTCGCCCGGCGTGTTGGCGCGGCACGTGATCAGGTAGCGATCACCGTCGGCGCCGCCCGAGAACAGCGCCTGGACGCGCTGTGCCGACCATGCGGTGTTCCCGACTGTGAGCGTGACCGTGCCGCCGCCGATGCGCTCGGGCGTCAGGATGGTGGCGGTCGTGATCGCGTCCTCGGTGGCAAAATGCCCCGAGAAGTCGAAGTCGATCAGCCGCTGTTCCCACGGTTGCTTCTCGATCACGACCGGCGAGCGCGGCATCTCAGTTGACCGTGAACGTCGCCTGAACCGCGAGCGTGTCGCCGTTGACAACGGAACGATCGCCACCTGAGAACAGCGCGGCGTTGTAGAGGATGCCGGTGGTGCCGCCCTTCGTGCTGTTCGAGATCACGAACGCACCCTTGATCGTCTTGGTGGCGTTGATCGAGAACGTTGCCTTGCTGGCGCTGTTGTCGAGCGAGCCGGCCGACGCGGCGGCAGGGGAAAAGGCGGGGCGGTTGGCTTCGGTGTAGGCTGTCGCCTCGGTCCAGCCCGAGTGC